GAGCGCGGCCTCCGCAAGGAAGGCCTCGGTCAGCAATCTACGTGAGGGTGTCACACGACTCCTGTATTGAAGCGCGAATTAATGACAGAAGACTTCAACTGCCGAAGGAGACCCCACTTGCCGCTATCACGAAGTCGACGGTGATGAACTCGGCCGCCTTGACGGGCTCGAGGAAGATCTTGCCCTTCATCTCGTTCCGGTCGATCACGTCGCTCGTGTTCGTGGTGGAGTCCATCACGACCTTGAAGCGGTTGATGCCGCGGTCACGTCGGTAGCCCTCGAGGATCGGGTTGACCTTGTTCACGAACCGCGTCCAGTTGGGCGGTGAGTTCGGCTCGAAGACCAACTGCCGGGCCTCGCCCGCGATGGTCCGCTTCGCCAGGATCAACAGTCGCCGCACGTTGATGCGGTCCAGCGCCGAGGCGGCCCTCTGGAGGGTCTTCTGTCCGAAGATCACGATGCCCTCGTTGGGGAATCGGGTGATCGGGTTGATACGGGCGTCGTATAGGGTGTCCCGGTCGTCGTGGTTGAGCCGATCGACGATGTCGGTGACATTGAAATGGGCGAGGCCGCCGCGGTTGAGGCCGGCGGGGGCGAAGAACGCCTGGGCCACGCGGTCAGTCAGGGCGATCGCCCCGAGGACTCCGACGGAGGGTGGGACCCGGACGACCCGCCCGGAGGGCAGGGGCTCGCTGTACCACAGGTCGGGGTAGTAGGCTCCGGTGTAGTTGTCGTCGATCTCTCGGGCGGTGAGGAGGGAGATGACGTCCTGCCGGGTCGAGCCGGTCAGGTCCATCACGTAGAACATGTCCCTCCGGCTGTTCACCAGACTCCTGGCGTAGTCCGTCACGGCGAGGTTGTGCTGGCCCGGGAGGGCGATCACGTCCGCGCTGATGATGTCGGGGTTGGCCACCGAGTCCACGGCCCGCTTCTGGGCCACCACACCCAGGGTCGTGTCCGTGTCTGAGTTGTTCAGGTACAGGGAGTCCTGGACCCTCAGGTCGAACCCGTCGAAACCCCCGTAGAAGGGCAGCGCGAAGCTCTGGAGGGTGCCGGAGGAGAAGATGGGCGTGTACCGTCCCCAGGTGGAGAGGTACGAGTACCTCAGGTTCCCGTTGACGTACGAGCTCGTCAGGTTGGCGAGCGTGAAGTCCGCGTCGGAGGCGGTCACGAAGGCCGAGAGGGCCCCGTCGGCCTCCGCCCGCATCCTGTCGGCGACGCCGCCGGAGACGAAGGAGACGCCCCAGATGACGCCCGGGTTGAAGTTCCCGTTCGGATCGATCTGGTTGGGCGTGTAGGGCAGGGTCGGCACCGCGGCGGTGCCGAGGCCGAGACCGGTGCCGATGCTCGACCCCGAGAAGAGGGCCTTCGGGTAGCCTCGGAAGCCCCAGGGGAGGGCCTGCGGGGGGTAGTTCGCGTTGGAGTTCAGCTCGACGCGGACCAGGCGGCTCCGGTTGTCGAACCGACCCTGGGTCTTCACGAACTTCCTGGTCGCCGTGTCGAACACCTCGTGGGCGTCGCCGATCCGGCGGATGACGTAGTTCGGGGAGTTCGGGTCGAGGGTCAGGTTGGCGAACCGCTCGTACTCGACCGGGCGGGAGTCCGTGTCGTAGAACGAGCGGACGATCACGTCGAATGTCCCGTACGGCTGGCTGGACGGAGCGGAGCTCGGACGGACGTTGGACACCAGGACCTTGACGGCATCGTTGGTCGCTCGACCGGATGACAGGGTCCAGAACCTGAAGAGGTCGTACTCGATGCCACCGATGGGCTGCGACTTCACGAAGGTCGTCTGCCCGTCCGTGAAGTCACGGGTGAACGTCGTGAAGGACGAGCTGACGTTCTGGACCGGAGACCAGGAGGCGCTGGCCGCCTGCTTCTGGTACGGGAACAGCTGGTAGACGTAGTGTCCGTACGTTGAGTGCTTGGTCGGGTCCGTGTTGAGGGCCTTCCCGATGTAGTCGTCCGACGAGGTCAGGAAGCTCGCGGTGGCAGCGAATAGGGTCCCGACCTTGAAGACGAAGCGGTTCACGTCCCCGGAGACCCCGGAGACGGTGACGGCCGCGAACGATGCGGTGGTGTGGACGACGGCGAGGACGGATCCCGTCACGCCGATGTTGCCGGACGCATCGATGATGCCGACGGAGTTGATCCCGGTGTAGCCGTTGGTCGTCGTGGTGCCGTCGGCGTGGCCGAGGACCCGAACGACCGTCAGCGAGGTGGAGTTCGCCAGGTACGCCTTGGCGGCATAGGGCACGAAGAGGCCCTCCTGGGTCCCACCGAATACGGTGGAGAACTCGGTGAAGTCCCGGACGGTGGTCGGGACGAAGGCCGGGCCCTTCAGCGTCCTCCCAATCAGGACCGCCCCGGGAAGGGCTACGGCCTGCTGGAGGAACGATTGGTCGATCTCGTTGGTCTCGACCCCGGGGGACTTGAAGGTCTGCGGCATCTAGTGGTTTTCCTCGCCGAAGCGGTCATGGGGATGGCACCCCGGCGCTAAATAGCGCGCACGGTCCGGCAAGGCCGACCGGCATCACTTCGGGGTCCGGAAGATACGGTCCAACTCGGACGGGTCGTCCACGAAGTGGACCTCCTCGTCGGTCATCTGGACCGTGAAGGCCGTCCGTTCGACCTGGACGGACGGCTGCTCGCCCTCGGGATCCAGCACGAGCGCGGCGGGGACGGTGAAGCTGAACCGGAGCTGCAGGATGCGCTCCTGGTCGGTGAACTCCTCGAGGTTGCCGGTGTCCCCGATGTCGCCCTCGATGTAACCCACGACGTAGTGGCGTGACAGCGGCCTACGCGACTCGTACGGGGAGTGGCGTCCGGGGGACAGTTCCGTGGAGCCCCTACCCTGCGGGATGCCGGTCTCGCGGTCGTCGCCCTGCAGGCTGATGACGAACGAGGGCACGTCGAAGAACTCGAGCCTGCTGAGGATCTTCTCGACGACCTCGTTCGCATGCGTCTGGTACTGGCACTGGACCGTGACCTGGTACTTGAGCAGGTTCGTGGTCGGGAACGGGATCGTGTACACGTCATAGACTGCCCCGTCCCGCAGGCGACGGGAGGAGAGCGGCCGTCGGGCGTCGAGGTTAGCGAGCTGTGAGGTTTTGTCCGAGACCAGCCGGGCGATCTGCAGGCGCGGGACGTTGGAGCCCAGGGCGGTCTTCCCAGTCGTTGCGTCGATGCCGACCCTCCGTACCTGGATGACTGGCAGGATCAGGCGTCCGTCGCGATCACGAATGCCCTGTCGGTCGGCAGCGGCAACCCAGCGTTCACCGGCGGCGAACTTGACAGCGACCTTGCGACGGTCACCCTGCGGGGTCGTGACATGGACGTCAGCGACTCGGTCGAACCAGTTACGCACGCCGCGGTCGACGTCCTCGATCCTGACGAGTAGGTGCTCAGCCGGAAGTCGGCGTGCGCCCAACCCCGAGAGCGTCGACCCCGCGACATTCGTCGCGACCGGCCTCGGTGACGACACGTCCGTCCCGGTGGACGTGTCGTCACCGAGGGTGATGTTGCCCGATCCAGAGGTCGCGGGGAGCGGACCCAACGATCCCGTCGCCAGAACCGCATCGTCGCCGAGCGTGATGGCGGCCGATCCGCTGAGTGGGATGTCCCCCGCACCGGAGGCCGCGTCGGACCCGTCGGTCATGTTCGCCGCCCCGAACGCGCCAATCACCGAGACGCCCAGGAGCGTGTCGTCGCCTAGGACGACGCTCGCGGAACCGCTGAGCGGGATGTTCCCCGTTCCAGAGGCCGAGTCATCCCCGAGCGTGATGGCGGCCGAGCCGCTGAGCGGGATGTCCCCGACGGCCGTCAGGGTGTCGTCCCCCAGGGTGATCGCTCCGCCGCCCACGAAACCGAAGCCGCCATCGCCGGACACGGAGTCCGCGGCGTCGGCGATCGATCCGGAGCCGAACAGGGCGACCAACTCGTCGAACGAGAACGCGCCGTACGACCCAGGAAGTCCCGGGGACCACGGGGCGAGCAACACGGTGGGTGAGTCGTCGTCTAGGATCGGCACACCGGAGTCGTCCTGTGCGATCCACAGCGTTACCGTCC